CTAGCCATGTCACAGACCCTTCATGTTGAAATACCTAAAAGCGTTCGCCAAAACAACTTCGACCTCGCGCCTAATAGCAGGAAGGCTGTCCTCAGCACTTGGCCAAATACGGCGTGAAGGCGTGTGACTGTTCTTGATGTTCAAGCTGGCAATAAAGGCATAACCCTTATTCTTGTTGGCGTTACGGCGGCGCAAACTAGGCGAAGCATTATCGTTCCTGCGACCCTCACCAACAGACCTACCAGAACGACCAGCCATGTCCACCAAAACCGTTGCCGGTGACTGAACCTTGATTCTCAAAAGGCTTGTTGTCAAAGACTTGCCACCCATAGAAGTCCTGTATTGGATCAGGGTCTTGTTGGCTGGCACACCAACATTCCAACCCAAACGGCCTTTGTCCTTGCGCATACCCGACAACGGCTCAATCGTCCCAATACCAGTCTTGATTTTTGACTCTAAAGGCCGACCAATGCTTTTTAGGTTGCGCACGAACTCGGTTCTTAGCCGTGGCTCAATAGCCTTCATACGCTTTTGCAGCTCACGAATGTTTGTAACACTGATGTCATTACCCACACCCACACCACCACGCTGGCTGAGTGCGCCGCTAAAACGAGCGACTTCTAGTGACATCGGTTCTTTGGCCATAGCCTCAATTCTACCCGACCGTTATCAAACCGTTACCTGACTACCTGGCAAATGAACTTGCACACACCACACCAAAGCCCTACCCTAGAACCGCTGGCCAACAAACAGCACAAAGGGTAATCATGCAAACAACTAACTTCGCAACAGTTCTTGTGAACCAACCACATTTTGAATACAACCAAAACGACATGACCTGGATTTGCTATATGCCGGTCATCCCGAAAACAACCACCGATCCAATCGTTGCCAAAGCGTATTCATGGCAGCCAGACGGCGCGACAATGGAAGTCGACACATACAAGTCACGGTTCGCTGGTTACTGGAACTTTGCAGACCACGGCCTGTGGCGAATCGATGAACCAGCCACATCAGAAGTCTTGACACAACTAGGCAAAGAAATGGATTTGCACGGTGGTTCATGGAGTCCGTTTGGTGATTCAGCCGAGTTCCAAATAACCTACGCCGACCACGGCTTCGTGTGGCATCTTGACCCCTTCTGGCAACAGTTCTTTGCTGAGATTCGCGCCTGTGGCGAAGTCAGTGACGAGTTTTATGAAGAACTAAGCCTGGCAACATGGTGGGGATCTGATTACATCAAAGACCTAGTTCACGGTGAGCGCAGCGTTCTCGCAGCTGATGACCTAAAGATGGCATCAAAGACACTTGACGAGTTAGACAAAAACAACATCAGTGAGATTGATGCGTTCTGGCAGCGCCTAGTCGTGTCGTTGGCATACAACGCCATAACCAACTCAGACTTCTTTGAGCAGTTGGCCGTTTACAGCAAACGCAAACTCTCAGACATCCAAAAGATGTTAGACCTTGCCGCAGGTGCAGTGCTACAACACCCGAACTTCCGACTCACAGGCTTCCAGCAAATTTCCCCCAAATAGGCTGGAATAAAGAAAACCCTAGATTTCGGTCTAGGGTTTTTCTTTTACCTTGCCTGATGCTTATGAATCAAATAACGCTGAATCGTAAACAACATTCTTGGCGACTCTTGCATAAGCAAACTTGGTGCAATACCTGTTTCAACAGCAAGGCCGGCGATGAGCCAATGTGCAGACTCATCGCCAAGCCCAACTATTTTGGGTCGATCTCACTCGCAGAAACCGCAGAAACCGTTTCAATGAAATCCTCAAAGTTCTTATCAGTCTGCTTGGTTCGGCTCAACGATGCCCAAGCCAAAAACACGATGTGTGTCAGCTTCTCAGACTTAGCCAGGGTAGCTACAGACAAATTGAACTTCTCTTCAAATTTCAACATATCGGGCATGATGACCGTAATCGGGTCAATGGTTCTGCCGTCAAGAAATTCTGCGCGTAGATTGAGTTTCATTTGGTTTCCTTTTTAGTTGTGGTAAAGAATTATGCTGTTGCGCGAGTTACAGTGCCGCTGGTTGGCCAGGTGACCGACAAGGTGGCTAGATCGCCAACAGTCGAAGCAAAAGGCTGGTATTGCGACACTAGGCAAACAGCCGAGTAGCTTGGGTTAGTGCTTGACACGGTTGAACTGGTTGGCGTAATGACAACAGTTGCAGCAGTGTTCAGCAGAGGCCAAAGGGTCGCATCAACCGCAGCAGCACCAAAGTCCTGCATGAAGTTTAGAGTGATTGAACCCGATAGAAGGCCGCCGGTAACAGTCTTGAAAGTTCCACCAAAAGTAGTGGTGTCAACTTCGTCAGACTGGATGGTTAGGTCAACAGACTGAAGCGAGGTGCTCAAGTTTGTGCCATTGATTGTGATCTTGTGGTCAGTTGCCACGAATTTTGCCATAAGACAAACTCCTCTTATTAGTCAGCCTGCACAACTAAGTCAAACTCAGCTGCAAGGTATTGGTTATCTCCGAGTGAAATTGAGCCGTAGTTTCTCATCCCAGACACTATGCAGTCAAATGCTTTACCACCTAGTGTCTTGTCTAATTCTACTGCCCCACGAATACTAGAAGAACCTGTCGGTGAGCAATAAGCATCCAACGAGTTCTGCGCTGTGCGCTCACTAACCAAACCGACAACCAAAGTCACGGTGAAGTTGTAAGTTGACAGGCCGTTGAAGAACGCCTTGTGATAGTCAACGGATGCTGGTGCGATGATGGCAAACGGTGGATTCACATTGGCAGGGATAGTTGAACCTGTGCGCAAACCTGTGATCGTTGCCAGGTTAGTTGCGATGCCTGTTCTAAGGTCTGAGATTTGAGCCATTATGCCAAGAACCTTGCCAGGCGATACGGCTCAACAAGCTGCTGAACATCAGGGTCAAGTCTTGTGCCAACACGAATGTAACCGAGGTCTGGTGCAGACAACACACCCAACGGCGAGTCAAGGCGTTTGAAGATTCGGCTGGCCTGAATGATGGTTGCCTGTTTCACAGCCACAGGTGCAGCAGACCAACCCCAAGTGCCGGTCACCTTCACACTGGCCTCACCAATGTTTGTGCCAAAAATGTAAGCACCCACAGCGCGGATGCGTGTCGCAGGCCAACCAGTCAAACCATCAGCGCGACCATTCAAAGGCTCAAGCTGGTAATCGGTCGCAGCCCAAGTCTGGTCAAAGACAGCATCTAGATCAGCCGACACCACAAGACTGGTCAACGAAATCAAGTCATCAATCTCACAAATGATTCGGTCTTCAGGTGTGAACAGTCGGGTTGCTGTGCCATTGGCATAAAAGTTGCGACCAGCGAAACCATCAACCAAGCGCGAAGCCGACTCAACAGCCGTTTCCAACAAAGTGTCATCAATCGAATCTGTGATGCGCAACGCCGCCTTGACCTCAGCGAGTGTGCAGTAACCGTTAGTAATAGCCAAAATGACTCCTAAAATCTATGGTTCTAGTTTAGCCGTTCGTTAGTCGTGCCTTAATAGCAGTCGTGCTAATGCCATCCGTATAAGGAATGTAAACCAAACCAATGCTGCGCTCATCCAACCAATCCTGGTCAAAGCCCATCTGATAGTAGTAATCGCGCCTAGCCCAATCGCTACCAATAATCACATAGTCAGGTCTGACCTGTTCGATAGTCGGTTTGGAATCTGCACCACCCATGTTCGGCACAACAGCTGCAACCCACTTGCAACCCAACAAGGTTGCTTCTCGTTCACGGTAAGTCATCACCGGTGCGCGGCCTTTGTATTCGACAATGAACTCGTCAGTGTTCAAGCTCACGATCACATCACCTATCTCGTGGCAGCGTTGCAGGAACGCCATGTGACCTGGATGCAACAAATCAAATGTGCCGCCTGTGTAAATCGTTGGTCGTTTCAATCCCATCGGTTTGCCCTTCGAGTTTGCAGTGTCCACGCATTAGCCTCTATACGGCCTTGTGTGGCGTTCTCAGCGGCTAACTGAAAGTTGTTAGAGTAAGACCTACCATTGACCGCTTGAAAGCCGCTGTGAAGCGTAGAACTGTTATTATGACCCATTCTGCAAGCAATGGTTTTCTTACTCACGGCAGCCAAATCAACCCTGCGCTCAAGGTCATCGTCATCAAAATAAAGCGGATAAAAGTTCTCATCATAAAGCCCAACCCTCTCAACCATGCCCTCACCAAAAACCACACCCGACCACTTAGGCACAATGTCTAAGAAGTTCAAAGCCTGCGTGTCAACCTGATCGGGGATGTTACCCAACTGCCCAGGCTCAAACCAAGCATCATCATTCACCAGCACCCAGTAAGGCGCATAAGGTGTGGTCTTCACAATCAGATTCCAAGCACCCACCAACCCAAGCCCAAACGGAACTTCAATGTGCCAAAGATTCTGCACCAGCTCAGGTTTAGTCGGTTGCCAAGTCCTAGTTCCCGAATTGTTAACCACCACCAAATGCTCAACAGGATAATCAATGCTGGCCAATAACCGGTCAGCCAAATCAAAACGCTTGAGAGTGCAAAACCCAAGAACAGGAATCACTTAAGAATCTTCTTCAACACCGGTTGCCAGTATTCCTGCCACACCTTCTCAGCACCAAAACCAGCAGCAAACTCAATCGCCTTATCAGACTTGCCACGAGGCCGGTCATAAGCTGCCTGCAACGCCGCCACAGTCTGCGGAATGTTCGGCACACTAAACCAAGACTTCTGCGCCTCATCCCACAACGGCTGACACTCAACCAACCAACCATCACCCACCAGTTCGGTGCTGGCACAAATGTCCGAAACAATAACCGGTGTGCCACAAGCCTGCGCCTCAATCGTGCCAACACCAAAACCCTCACCATAACTAACAGCCAGGTAAACATCCATCGAAGAATAGAACGCCGCCAAATGTTCCTGCGAATAGCCGTAACGGTAAGACACCTGATCGCAGAACACCACCTGATCACGAGTCAAACCACAGCTCGTCAACAACTGGTCAAGTTTCCAACCACCAAACGAACCGAACATATCGGTATGCAAATACAGCACAGCATCAGGCTTATCTTTGGCAAACAAACTGAACGACAAAAACGACTCAGCCACAGCCTTCCTATGAATCGCCCCTGAAGCCTTGTTAGCAAAATTCATACCCACAACAAAAGTGTCATCAGTCAAACCCATGTAATCACGCACAGGCACACCATCAACATCCCAAGTCGGCTGAAACACCGGCTCAACAGCGTGAGGCACAAACTCAGACTCCACACCATACTTAGCCAACTGTTCCTGACCCCAACGACTCATAGCAATCGGTGTCACATTAGGCCGCTTACACCACTCCAACACCAACGGCGGAACAGGGTTGTGGTCAATCGGTGTCCATGAAGCAATGTTCAGGTCGGCATACTTATCGCCACGCATAATCCAAACATCGTAAAGAGTCACCAAAACATTAGGCAACTTGCCCTTCTTCTTTTCGATGGCCGCCACATGATGCAAATGATTCAACGGTGTCACATCCTGCGAATAAGGTTCAGCACCCCTGGCATACTCAGGCACAACACTATACTCAGAAGCCCAAGTGCCGTTCACACCCTCGCGGCCATAATTCGACAACACAGCCACATCAAGGCCATCACGGATCATGCGATTCAACACCTGATTCGACTGCACACCATAACCGGTCGGTGCTGTCGGTGAATTAGAAAACCAAGAAACAATGCCTTTGAGCATGGCACACCCTTTCGTAGATGAAAACAGAATAGCAACTTAAAAGGAAATCCCCCAAGGTCTACGCGCCTTAGGGGATTCCCAGTTTAGAACTTCGAGATTAGCTTGCGCCACCCTTGAAGTAACCAATGTGTGTTGCGTGGGTTAGTCCACCGTCAACACGAATCAATCCGCGGTAACTTGTTACATCGGTGTTGAATGCGAAATCGGTTGAGGTAGCAATTGAAACGCCACCGGCCACCCTCGCTTTAAACGCTGGCAAATACCCGAAAAGCACAGACTTCGCACCAACAGCAACAGCAGGAACAGCAGGGTTCTCGTAAACAGGGTAACCGAGCAAGGTTGCAGGCTGACCTGGAACTGCTGAGTTAGTCCAGATGTAGTTACCTGCACCATCCTTGAGCTTACGAGCAGCAGCGATACCGCTCTTAGCCATCATGAAGCCCAAGTTCGGAAGAACACGAGCACCTGCTTCGATACCGTAAACAAGGTCGATTAGGTTCTCGTAAGTAGCAGCACCTGAAACGCCAGTTCCACCAGTAACAACTGAGCCAGCAGCGCCGACAAGAGTTCCAGTTAGAACAGTGTTAGTCTGCACACCTAGCGACTCACCCAACTGCTGAGCAATGTAGCCGGTCAAGTTAAAGCCTGCATCGCTTACCAACTCGTTAGCAACATTCACGATCGCGCCATACTTGTAGGCGTTTAGCGTGATTGATGAGAAGGTTGGGTTTGACTCTGCAACAGTTCCACCAGCGGCAACCGAACCAGAAGTAGAAATTGCTGTTGCCGTAGGCAAAACAAGCGCCTCTCCACTGGCCGTGTTGAATACTTCAGAAGTCTGAAGCATTGGGCCAACAAGGGTAGCAATCTGGAAAACCTGGTCATAGAATGACTGGCCAACAGTGTTGCTTGATGGTGTTAGTGCTGCACGCATTTCACGGTTGAACTCGTGTGAACGAATCTCGCCGCGAGCGATAGCGCGAAGAACATCTGCATCGTCTGAAGTCTTAGCAACTTCTGGTGCAAATGAGCCAGCAGCCTCGGCAGCCTCAGCTGAACGCTGTGCAACCTTCTGAGCAGTAGCAATAGCAGCATCGCGCTGAGCAATGTCAGCTTCGATACGGTCAATCTTTTGTGAGTCTTCAGCAGTTAGTCCGCCACGCTTCTCAGCGTCATCCAAAACCTCACGCATTTGTGCGATTAGGTTGTTGCGAACTTCAGCCTGACCCTTGATGAAATCAGACATGATTTCCTTTCAAATAGGTTAGATGAATTGTCTGCCGTGAATAACACAGAACAGGTGGCCGCGCTAACGCTGAACCTAAGCACAAGTTTAG